TTACTATAACCAAAGTCCATACCGTAACATAATATCCTTGCTTCTTCTGGTAGATCTATTTCTTTCCAGTCTTTAATACATACACCTTCTAGACTTCCTATTTGTCCTAGTCCATATACTTTCCACCAATTATCCCAATAACTACTTGTCTTTGCTTTATCTCTTGCTGACTCTATTTCTTTTATAATTGACTCAGGTAATGCCTCGTTGTCCAAATAAGTTAATGTAATAAAATCTACATCTTCAGAACTTAAGACCTCCTTGTCAACCCAGAATGAACTTACAGGGTTATAGTCTAACCATATATCTCTTGATGTTCTAATAGCTAATTGGTAATACGAATCAAATGGAACATTGTTACACTCGTTCACATATAGTATATGTCTTCTTGCTCCACGTAATTTATCTGGCTGATCTACACTAAAGAATTCAATATAGCTACCATTTAAAAAGTTATATTTAAGTGTTGACTTGTTGAATTGATTATCTCTATAACGACCGGTAGACATCATGACCTTAAGAAAGTCTTTTAATGCACCACGTCTTAAATGTGGTATTGACTCACTTACTATAGATATTTCTAATCCTTCTTCTCTTATTGCTTTATCTATGAGAATAGGTATAATACCAAATGTCTTACCAGCACTTGTACCTCCTCTAATAACCTTTACACGCTTTTTAAGCTTATGTAATTTCTTTATTGCTGTAGTTACTACAAACTCCATTAAAGTTTCTTAGAGTTCAAATAAGGGTTGTTCTGTATTTAAAGTAATATCTTTTGTCTCTCTTGGCTTACCAGCATAATAATGATAAAACAATTGTACATATTTAAAATCTCCAGTTTCAATACCCTTTTCCAATGCCTTGAAAGCTTTATCTTCTAATGGACCAAGTCTCTCTATTAACTTAACCTCGTCTGCTTTAGAAGGTCTTCCAGCTCCTTTTCTTGCTCCACCTTTCATTTGAATTAGATTGATTATTCAATTAAATAATAAAAAAAAAGATAAATTGTTAATCACTCTCTTTAGGTAGTTTATCTATTACAGCTTGTATCATCATATAAAGATTAGCTACTGCTTTTTCTAGATTTACTATTCTTTGTTGTTGTGTTAATTTTTTTTGTCTCATTATCGTTATCGTATTTTATACATAAGTTACATTGTTCTTTACACAGTTTGTCTCCAAATATATGTTCAATGCAAGTAAATTTATTTATCTTTAGATCCATCTTCAAACCCTTTTAAGTAGCTTAATATAGAGAAGCATATAGCAACACCAAGACAAACTAATAATCCTTGTAAATCCATGTATAGTATCATTCTGCTTCGTATATAGTTATCTTGTCTTTATATTTCCAAGAGTATGATTGTATCATTATCTTTACTCTATCTTTTATTGACTGTACTTTATCCATAGGTAAGCCTTCTAGTAGTTGTTCTATTGAGTCTTTCTTTTGCTCAATGTTTCTAAGATTCTGATTTTCTAGTTTTAACTGTACTAACTCTATTTTTAAATCACGAATGTTATCATGCTTCTCTACATCATCAAGTAACGATAATTTACCAACAACATTATTATAAGCTATGTTTAGATATTTATTATCTTTTCTCCATTGACTAAAGTTTTTTAAACCGTGTAATATAGTAGCATGATTTTTACCTACTGTTCTTGCAATAGCAGCTAAACTTAAACTACTGAATTCTTTTAGTATTGTATAATACATTCCTCTTGCTTCTACTACCTCTCTTTTCCTAGTAGGAGAGTCTATACAGTAACCGTATTCTTGTTCTACTAATTTTTTAATCTTTTTAATGTGATAATCTTCCATGTATATAATTTATTTTGTCTATAAAATTGCTTAATGTCATTACTTTAATCTCTTCTAATGCTTTGTTTATACCTTCACAAGCTTCATAATCTTGTAGTTCTTCGTATACTTTTAGAATATTATTCATTTCCTGCAATGAACTTCCTTCGTATACACTATTATATGTTAGCTCATAAAAGTATTGACTATAGTGTTCCTTTGATGATGTACTCATTTAGTTCTTGTTCTTGCTTGACAAAGTAAGTTTCAAATATCTTTAAACCATATTCAACTTTAGCTTTACCAGATTCGTAAAATTCTTTACTTACATTATAATGGCCTAAGTCACCTGTCCCTTTATCTATAGCAAAGAAAAAGAAATTGTCATAGTCTACATTAAATAAATTACAATAAATATAAACCTGAACATCATAACCATATTTCTTGGCAGCATAAGGAAATGCACGTAGATCAGCTGTTGTTTTTAAATCAGCAACATAGTCTGGACCAAGAACGTCTGCTTTACCTCTAAAAGGATATCCATTAAGAATATCAAATCCAGGTTGTTCGAATACAGCATCTCTAGTTAATTCTTGCCATATATCATTTTGTAGTAAAGCATCAACAGTATACATAGCTTTATCATACATTTTTCTTGTAAACACAAATTGACCGCTACCTATTTCAGCTACTTTTTCTTTGTATTTTTTAGTAACCTCTGATTGTACTTCAACAACGTGACAAAGTGTATCTAACTTTTCAGGTTCTAATGCAGCTAGATGTATTAACCTACCCATTTTAAATGCTCCACTATCTGACTTATAGTTTAAGCTTCTAGCGTATTCTTTTGGTGAAGTTATCAAAGACTTTATAGCAGATGAGCTTAATGCATACTTACCTAGTTCACCATAGTAAAAACTATCATCATACATTTTATTCAATAAAGCAGGTTTGTCCCATACTTTACCATTTAATAGTTTTATTTTTTCTGCTCTTCCTTGTTTAGCATTAATACTTTTAATTTCATCAACACTAATCCAACAAGTATCATCACCATGGAAAGACCCATTAAGACTAACATGCAAAGCGTGTAATTCTTCTTCTGTTTTAAATTCAAAAGACTCATCTTTAATTATAACCTTAAGTCCTTGTTTTGCCCATTCTTTAAATCCTACTTTTGGAGTTGTAAATGTTACATGTTTCCAAGTTGGTTTTTTTGTTACTGTTATCATAATTATTTATCTTTTACAAATGTTCCATTAACCATATTTCCAGTTCTAGATACGATTTCGCCATAAGCGTGGTCGATACAATGCTCAATATCAACATCACCCAAAGCGGCAAGATTAGTGAGTACCACAATGGCATCACCAATAGCGTCAACAAACTCCTCTTGATTACCTTTAAGAATAGCTTCCGATAGTTCTCCTGTTTCTTCATATAGTTTTATTAATTGTGTTTTTACGTCGCCTTTATCATATATGCCACGTTCTTTAGCCCATTGTCTAATTAATTCAAATTTATTCATTATTAAATGTTTATGATTTTACGTGAAAGTTAGAGCGACCACACAAAGGATATAAGTGGGTGTAGTATTTTTCGCCTTTTCTAATACGTTTATTTTTAAAAATAATATCCTCTGTAGCAGTATGATACTGTCTACCACAATAACCAACAATTTCCCTATCTGGATCTTCTATATTTATAGAACCCATGTATTTACCTTCTTGCATGTATTCTATAAAGTAACCAAAAATGTCAAAAGTTATATTTCTGTAAGCATTCATATTTGTAATAATTTTATGCTAATATATAAATATCTTGTTAATAAAAAAATAATTATACAACTTTTTTGTTATAGTGCCTTTTATATATATGTAAATTTTGTGCGTAATGAGTATAAAAACCTTGTTGCGATTTTAAACTATTAGCAACTAATTCGTGTAATTTTAAAAAACAATAAGCATCATTACAAAAACCGAACCATAAATCATTACTACGCATAATAACTGTCATGTGTAACTTTTCTGAGTCTGGTGTATAATAAAATTGTATAGACAAGGTGCAAGGTGTATCTTTAGAGTACTCCTGATGTTCTTTACCATCATAGATAGATAATACAGCACGACGAGAATATCTATCCCTCTGAAGTTCTTTAATTACGTATTGCAATTGGTTATTACGTGACCATTGCCAACCATAGTTTGAGTTAACATAACCACGTTCGTCCATGTGATTGTACCATATTTTAGCAACTTTAGCTATATCTGTAGCATTGCGGTTTTTAGATAAATACCATTCCCATTCTTTTTCAGCATAATCTTGCTTAAAGTTTCTCCAAGGTGTATTAACTAATTTTTCTGATGTATCTATAATAGTAAACATTTGATTGTACAATGCTTTAGTACCATTATTTACTTCTGGTTGAGAGTCTAACTTGTCGTAGTAAAACTCAAATGCTTCTGTTATTGTTTCAAATTGCCACATATATCTTCTTTTTTTACTGGATAAATATAACCATGTTTGTCTTTAAATTTATAAACTTTTGTACCATCATTTAATTTTGCTTCACAAACAAAATCACCTTCAACTATAAAGCCAGCAAACTTAAATTTTTTCATCTATTATTTGTTTTAGTTTTTTATCAAAAGTATCTTTATTCCATGAATAACTAAATATAGCTTTTCTTTGCATAGCAGCATACTCATCTAATTCTTGATCAGATAATCTTTCTATGTTTTTATAAGGTACACCTAAAGCTTTCAAATCGTTTAATGATGTTAGTATAATAGAGCGTTGTAACGCGGCATAAATATATCTAATCCTAAACCAACCTGAACCAGAGTGTGGGTATTCAGGACAAAGTATTACTCTATATTTGCCACATTCATTATATACATCTGTTTCTGTTTCTAACTTAATAGAGTCTTTAATAGATTTTGCACCGTAATAAATAACAGGCCAAGTTAGCTGCATCTTTTTAACCCATCTTCTATGGTCTACTAATGAAGCCAACATATATGCTTTCTTTTTTTCTTGTGGTTCTGGTCTTAAATCTAAGTTCCAATTCTCTACAACATAAGGTGATAAATCAACATTGTATATATTTTTAGACTTTATAATTTTTCTTACAATATCTTTATTACCCCAATCAAAAGCTGGAATTAAAGCATCATAAAATCCATTATTAAGGTTTTGTATAACTTGTTTAGCTATGTTAATATCAAAATTAGGATTGTCTACTCCGCCATAAAAATAATTACCATTACTCCATTTTTTACTAACAGATTTTTCTAATACACCCGATTTTAGCATACCACTAAAAGACTTCATGTTTGAGTCTATTTTCCAATCTTCGTAAAAAACCAAAGCATTAGGTATTTTATGTAAAGCATATAAAGAATTAAATATGTCACCACTGTAATTGTTACTACCAAAACAACCTACACCTACAATAGCCATATCATATTGTGATAAATCATCACCCCATTTAATTTTTCTACGGTCTACTATGTAACCTTGTTTTCTTAATGAATTACATATAATTGAACTATCATCAATTCTTTTTACTCTTGCTCTTTTCCAAGCGTTATCATCTGTTTGTTTCGATGTACTTCCTGTAAATAATATCCTCATTTTTTTGCGTGTATAATTATTTGCCAACTTCCATTTGGCTCTCTATGTTTTATTGTTGTAAAATTGTTTTTTAATATATCAATTGTTTGATAAAATTTTTCTTTACTAAAATCTTTTAAATGTTTAAAGTGATACTCAAAAATAAATTCTTTTATGTTTGTAAAATCCATAGACTTTATTAGCTCATATTCAGCGCCTTCAATATCCATTTTAATTTTATTTATATTGAATTTTTTAACTACGCTATTTATATTAGCACAATTTACCATAACTTCATCACGACCTTTTTTTATGATTAAACTATGAATACCTTTATTAGTTTTCTTATTTAAGTAAAATTTTCTGGTTTTATCATTGTTTTCTACTAAACAAAGTTTAAATGTTTTACAATTATATATGTTATTTAACTCTAGATTTTGTTTTAAATTTTTATAATTTTCAACATCTGGTTCATAAGAAATTATTTGTTTTACTTTGTCATGATATTTTAAAGCAAATGCACCTATATTAGCACCAGCATCTAACCAAATATCATTTTTTGTAAACTCACATTTATCATATTCACTCTCTTTAATAACATATTCGTCCATTGTATTTTCACGAACTACAACATTTAGGCCTTTTATTTTTTTTACTTTATTTTCCATTGTTGTAATTGTTTAATGCCCCTAAATAAGCTACAGCGTCTAATAAATTATCTTCTTTGTGATTATAAGATTGTCTAGATAGTTTTAAAGCTACAAGACACATATACATATCTTGAGCAGTTAATTGTTTACCAGTAGAACCTGATGCAATCATTGCTGCTCTTTCCATACCTTCACTAAAAGGTCCATACATACGTTCTTTCTCTTCCGAACGCTTGTTTATTATTTTATCTGCTTCTTTAAGAATGTTCATTTAGTATTATTTCTTCTAGTTCAAAAAATAAATCCTCATCAAATATATCAATAATGCTAACATCACCTATTAAGATATCTTGTATATCTACATAAGCTGGACTACCTGGATGTCCACTACCGTCAGGGTATCTCCATACTGTTGGCTCTTCGGGACTAAAGTCATAATCAACCGTAAGATCAACTTCTTTAAAATTAATTTGTGTTGTATTCATTTATATAATTTTTGTAAATATAAACAATTTATTTACAATTAACTACATAAAGGATAAAAAAATTAGTGTAATTAAAATACCAATAAAACCTAATTGTGCAAGATCTACTTTCATTTCTCTCTAAATTGTACAGCACACACTGCTAATCGTTGTTCTGTGTTTTTATATTCTTTTATCATAATAGGATTAGCCATACATCTTGTCATGAACTCTTTCCTATTCTCATTTGTTTTTGGAGTTGGTATTGGCATCGTATTCAAATTTAAGTTTCTCTAAATATATTGTAGCATCCATGAGCTCTTCTTGTAAATGTATAATCCATTCTACAAAACTTAGATCATTACGGTCCATAGTAACACCATAACGATTCTTACCTTTTATAGCTCGTATATCGTATAATGTTTTTACATTTTCTACTATTTGATCTTTACTATTTTCTCTAGTATTATTAGAAGTCCATGCGCCATCTTGTAGCATTTCAAAATATTTACTTATACTATCACTCATCTCCTCTTATTTTTCTTAATGATTCAACTGCTCTTAATTTATCTTTACGTTCGATTTTCAATTTACTTTCATATAATTTGTTTTGGTTTTCAAGTAATTGTGTATACATATACATTTGGTTTATACAATCAACTAAACTTTTAGCTTCGTTATATTTTTTTGTATTTTTTTTATTAGCAGCTTTTTCCATTATACTAACCATAAAAGAAGTAATATAACTGTAATGTCCTAAGTATGTTTGTTTTTGAAATAGTGTCATAAGTATTTTTCGTAAATTTTCTTTAAATCTAATATAATTTGTTTTACACAAGTACTACATGAGCTTATTTTTTTTCTATCACCAAATACTCTATTATAAATATTTAAGAATTCAACTTGATTCTTACGTGTAATTACACTAGCGTTCCTTTCATACCAGTTATGTAAAAAATTAAATTCCCATTCTGATAAACATTTTGGTTTTTTATAAGGTAGAAGCTTATTTAATTCTTCTTGTCTTTTATCACAACCGCAATCTTCACCAGCTAACCACTTAACTGCTTTCTTAATACCAGTTGCTTTGGTTATTTTTTCTACTGTATCACCAACTCCTTTAGAGTCTTTGTTGTATTTCTTTTTCCAATCCTTGTAAGCCTTGGTACGCTTATCTCCTTTAAATTCTTTCATAATCTCCATTTATATAATAATCATAGTCTTCAGAGAAGTTTTCTCTTAAATCTATTTTACATTTCTTTAACGTATTAAATATACTAACCCAACTAATGCCAGTTTCTTTAGCTAATTTTCTAATACTCATATCGGTATCACGGTACAATCTAAATAATCTTTTATCGTACCAATGCCAACTATCAATATACTGATCTAACGTTTTACAAAACTTATAATATGCCTCCTGCTCATCCATATTGCTAAAATGTTCTAACTGTATGTCATCTAAACTAACTTTAGTTATTTTATTTTTAGCATTATAAAATTGATAATATAAAGATCTTAATGTAAAAAATATATAGCCATTGCTAACTTTACCATCTTTTATTATTTTTTCAGGAGTAGTATACTTATAAAGTGCAATGTACATTTCTTGTACAATATCTTCAGCATAATCATATTCACCAAAAGAGTTCACTACTCTTATCCAATGTTTATGTTGTTTTGCTACTATGTTAAGCCAGTCATTCATTAGAAGTCTAAAAGTTCGTTTACATTAGTATTATTAGAGTGAAGTATATCAACACCTAGAAATTCAAATCCTACATTGTTTCTAACCATTCTTAATCTTACTGGTTCTTCTATAGGTGTAGGCCTTCCACCTGTTTCTACTTCTTTTACTTTTCTTACATGTATATCTGAGTACATCCATTCTGTAGCATGTTGTGTATATCTATGAATAGTAAATACATCATCTGCTCTATTACCCCACTTGCCACCGCCTTCTACATCAGCCATACTTGGAGGTTGAGGTAAACCAGCATATTCATGATCTTTTGGATGTGTTCTTCTAAGTGCTTCTGTTACAGCATGAGTGTTTAACCATATAGAAACATTATTGTTTTTACAAAATAACCTGAATTCACTTGCTACTTCATAATCATATTCGTGTGAGTTTATACCACGTAATAAATTTCTATCTTTATTTAAAGAATTGTAAGGGTCTATTAGTAAACCGTGATATTCAAAATCCTTTTTAACTTCTATAGCTTCATCTAATAATTTCTTATAAGTATAAGCATCTGACACATCTATAATTTTAAAATACTCGTTAACCCATTCAAGAGTTTCTTGTATCTCTTCATCCGTCATTTTAGAAATTGGTTTGCCGGTTTTAAATTCTATAATCTTCCTTGCAATACTTTGCGGAGTATTCTCAGCAGAAAATATAAGCCATTTGATTTTGTGTTTAATAGTATAAAGTAACATTGTGTAAATAATAACAGTTGTCTTACCAACGTTAGCATGACCAATTATTATATTAAAATTACCTTGCTTAAATCTTATATGCTCATCTATTTCTGTTACACCAATTTTAAGTCCTTCTTTTACTCGACCATATTTTATGTCAAGTATATTTTCCTGTAGTTTGTCTATTTGTGCTAACATAAAAAAAAAGGGGAGCATAAACTCCCCATATATTAAAAGTCTAGTAAATCATCCATGTCCTTGTCACGTCCCGGGTTTTGTTCGGTATTAGTTACTTGCTCAACTCTTTCAGCCGTTACAATACTACCGTCATTCCAAACAACCTTGCCGTTGCCAATATATGTTCTTACTTCCTTAGCTTCTCTTTCTTCTTTTGATTGAGAAATATACATACTTGCGTTTTGACCATATTGATTTGTCTCATCTCCAATTGCTACTACAGCATTTAGATATTTACCATCTTTAACTTTAGTTTTATCTATTTTACTTAGATCTAAACTTACACTTATTAATCCTGCCATTTAATTTATTTTTAAAAGTTCTTCTTTAACTGTTTTACTTAATTTATATTTACTTTGAATCGATTGAATTTTACCACCGTTTTTAATAAACTCAGTTGCTTTACTGAATTCCGGTGTATTTAAGTTCAACCATTTTTTATTATCTTTTACTTCATTTACAGTTGCATTAGCATCATCGTCTTCAGCTTGTAAAGCCAATAAAGATTGCAACGTATAACGTCTGTAATAGGTAATAGCGCTACCAAGTTTTTGCGGATCAGATATTTCAGGTAAAAACATAGAAGACTCTACGCTACCACCGTCAGTGTCTATAATTACACTTTTAACTTGTCCATCTTGGATAGGTTGTAATAATACTAAGTTCTGTTTTTGCAACAAAGGTGTCAACTGCTTTAATAGCGAGTTAATATCAAAGTATTTAGAATTGTAAAAAGGATTAGTTACTTCTTTACTAATAGTACCAATCTCTTTCTGAACCTTTAGTAGTTTATTATATATGTTCTTTTCCATTTTCAATAACTTCTAATTGTGCTCCATAAAATTCTACTTTCTTTTCAAGTCTTTCAACTTCACCCTCCAATGCTTTTATCCTAGCATTTTTAAGTCGTAATAAATCATCTGTATGTGTCATATTAAATTAATTTATACAAATATATAAAAACTTTTTAATAAAAAAAAACCGGCAATATAAAAATCACCGGCTTCTTAATAAACACAACAGAAATTACAGAGAAAAATCTTCAATCTTTTGTTTATAATAATCTAGTTTTTCAAGCAGATCATCGTTAGAAAACTTAACAATTTGTCTTGATGCTAAATGTAAAGAATCAGCTGTACCAGATCCATAGTCATTATCTAAATTTGTTCCAAATATATATTGTTCACCGTATCTAAATACATTACAAGCTGAACATTGTACTTGGCAATTAGTATCATCCCAACGAGTCGCATAATGTTTACGGCTCATGAAATGTCCACACTGTAATTTTTTCCAATGATCTTTTTTTCCACATGTATAACACTCGGTAGTCCCATGTGCATCAGCGTAGCGTAGTCGTATGTATTGGCTAAAGGCATTATCTAATTTTTTTACTATATTTTTTCTTGATGGCTTTTTCACCTAACATTGGTTGATTAACAACATATCTCCTAAATCTCTATCTAAATTTTTGATAGCTCTATATATAACTCTAGACTTCTTTTTAGTTTCATTCCTATCAGTCTTAGTAGAGTCACTACCTAAATTAGTATACATTATAGCATCTAATTCTAATAGCCTATCTATTTTATCTTTGTCTGATATTGTTTTGTAGTTTAAAATTTTATTAACCATATATTCTGTCATTTTAGTAAATATAATAAATTAGAATTAAAAAGAAAAAAGAAAAAGGGTAAAAAGAAAAAAGAAAAAAGCCAGGTAAAAAAGAAAAATTTAAATACCTGATCCAACAGCCGTCCATCTTTATTAGGTTGCTGAAGTATGTTGTAAAAGTATATAAAAATTTTTTTGTCAAGACAGAAAGTTATTAACTACTTTTTTTACCTTTCTCCCAAGTTCTACCAACGAAGTATGCTCCGTACACTGTAACCAATAATGTTTGAAATATTGGTACGTACTCTTTTTGAATTTTAAATCCTCCAATGTTACCGTCGGTAAAAGAAAAAATTGTAAAAATTCCTGTAAGAAACACCATAATAAGTGGCCTAATGTTTTTTGAAAGAAAGCTGTCACTTTGCATATCGTACTTCCATCTCTCTGTGACTTGTTCTTGTGCATCTTTATCAGCTTT